TGTGCATCCATCGCTGGTGGGGTTGTACAGTTTATTCTGTCGAGCGACGTGTTGGGACTAACCAGACGAGATCTCTGTTGTTCATCAATCCTTTGAGGACCATAATGGCTCCATTTTCTTACATTATGCAGGGCAATGCGCTAGAACGCAAAGTCACTACATATGATAGGATTAATTGGACCAGGTCTTTCGACAGAGAGGGGCTTGTACATTATTTATCATTGAACAAGAAAGGTTCGGTGTCTTGTGTAGAGATCCAAGACAACGCCTTCTGTTCAGCCCTTATTCGACTGGAAAATTCCAAAACCGACATTTTACAAGGCAACGTGGAGAGGATTTTCAGCGCAGCCAAGGTGGCTGAACCTGCATTTGCCGCAGGGTTGTTTGTTCAATTGTTTCCCAAAATTGGAAAATATCCTAATTTACACAATTTTGGAGTCATACCTGATACCCACACTTATCAAGCTGTGAGCCCGCTATTGACTGAGGATGGAAAACCTTCTATGAGGAGGTTTATGAATCCTATTGTTGATAAAGCTTGGGCACCAGCTGTGTCTTTGAATAATGACACTGCGATGATTGAAGGCAGGATTGATTCAGTCGCTCCTCGTGCGACCCCTATTAAACCTTTTTACTCACAGATGTGTTTTAATGAGTTTGTTGAGTTGGTTGTAGGTGAACATCGGAACACTTTGCACCCTGTGTCATTTGATGTTGTGAATGAACGTCAACCGAGACCCTCTCAGAGGTCTCTCTTTCGTAGAGCCATAGATTGGCTGGGTTTGGGACAGTATGTTATTAGTTCTTTCCAAAAGAAAGAGGCCTATAACAAAATAGCACCACCTAGGAATATATCTACGGTTCCGACAGATCAGAAGATTAGAATGAGCTCCTTTACTTACAGCTTTTATGACAATTTTCTATCCAAGCAGGAGTGGTATGCTTTTGGCAAGCCCCCTAAGGAATTGGTCATGGCTGTTAGGAGAGTTGTAGAGGCATTCGAATCTGTTGATGGTTCAGATATTTCACGACTGGATGGTTCAGTTAATCAGCTCCTTGGTGATGTGTATTCAGCCATTATGCTAGGTATGTTTGATGTATCGTATCTGGTGGAATTGGCGGAATTGCTCGAATCGGCGAGATACGCCGATGGCTATACCTCCCAGAATGTCAAGTATAACACTGGGACATCTACCCCCAGCGGAGATCCCATAACTGCTGGTAGGAACACAATTATTTTAGCTTTTTGCTATTATTGTGTCTTGAGATCAATGGGTTTTAGTCCATCTGAAGCGTATAAGAAATTAGGTTTGTTTGGCGGAGACGATGGCCTTCAAGGAGGAGTCACTGCTGTTAAGGTTGAAGAAGTGTTCAAAGATTTGGACTTGTTAGTTAAAAGAGACACCTTTTTAAAGGGTCAGCCAGTCAAGTTTCTAGGTAGGGTTTTCCTGGATCCTTGGACCACTGACACATGTTTCGCTGACGTTCCAAGACAGCTGGGTAAGTTACATTTGACGGGATCCAATGCTTTGATAGTTTCTGACCACGTTGTCATGAGGCGAAAGGCAGAGGCTTTCCTTGTTACTGACCCGAACACGCCCTTACTGAGTGAGTGGGCCAAATTCGTCATGCGCATGACCGGACCGGCTGAGGATGTGCCAAAGGAGGCAACTAGATATGATATCTCTTGGTTCTCCATTTATGTTGAGAACTTTCAACCTATTTCTGAATCTCAGATGGATGCTGCTTTGGATTATGT